CAGAAGTCTACTTCTGATCTGGTAACGCCAATGGACGTGTCTCACGAGTTCAAGACAGCCACGCTGGCTAACTGGAACGCTCCCGAGTACACGGACATCTTCGATGCCGCTGAAGTTAACTTCGATGAGAAGCAAGAACTTGCAAACACTATTGCAGGTGCCTTGGGCCGTCGTTGTGACCAGTTGGTTATCGACGCTATGGACGCATCTACCCCTCTCACCACTGCTGTAGTTGCTGGCGGTACTAACCTGACGATGGCTAAGGTCATTGATGCACAGGTAGAACTGCGCGATCAGGGCGTACCGAACACTGAGTTGTTCGCAGCTATCGAAGCTGGCGGTCTGGGTGGTTTGTTGAACGATGAGAAAGCTACAAACGCTGACTACCAGAACATCAAGGCTTTGGTGTCTGGTGAGATCAACACGCTTGTAGGCTTCCAGTTCATCATCCTAGAGACTCGCACCGAGGGTGGTTTGACTGAAGCGGCTAACGTCGTGGATTCATGGTTCTTCCAACGTCCTGCTATTGGCCTTGCCATTGGTATCGACATGAAGACCGAAGTCAACTGGATTGCTGAACGTACTGCTTGGTTAACCAACGGTATGCTGAAAGCTGGCTCTGTCGTACGCGACGAGGGTGGTCTGGTTAAAGTTCAATACGACAAGACTGCTTAAAGGAGGGTCTCTCATGGCTTTTGATTACGACAAACTTTCTCGCATTGGCGGGATGGGCGATGCTCAGAAGGTATACGCATATGCGTCTTCTGACTCTATCGCCACGGTTACTGGCGCGAATTACTTCTTGCCAGCAATCAACGAGTTGCAGGTCAACGACGTTATCTTCGTAAGTGATAGCGATGCTGCTGCGGTTACTGTCACGTTTGTGAAGAGTAATACCGGAACAGCGATTGACTGTGCATCTGGTACGGCGCTAGGCGACTCCTAGTTTGGGTGGGGGGGTTTCGGCCCCCCCGCTCTTTTGTTGAGGGAAAGATATGGCGAGGAAGATCGACCTGGTAAGTAACGCGCTGATCCTCGTTGGTGATTCGCCTATCAACACGCTAGACGGGAACACTCGTGCCCAGCAGGTTGGGTCTAACCTGTACGACAACATTGTAAAGTTTGAACTGACCAAACATCGGTGGGGGTTCGCTCGTAAGAAAGCGCAAATCTCACTAACGACCGATGTCCCTGCAGATCCCGAATGGCAGTCTATCTATCAGTTGCCAACCGACCTTCTGGTACTTATCAAGCTATACCCCAATACCAGCTATCAAGTGTATGGCGACAAGGTATACGCCAATGGTAAGTCCGCTCTGTACTGCGACTACATCTATGACGTACCTGAGAGTGAGTGGCCTATCTACTTCTCCAAGATGATTGAGTACGCATTAGCCAAGGACTTCGCTACGAGCGTCAGGGACAGTGCTACGGCAAGGGGAGAGATGGCTGCGGAGTATATGAATGCGTCCCGTATGGCGCGTTTTACGGACTCTCAGCAGCATCCACAGACGAGGATACAAAGTAATCCATTTACGAACGTTAGGTACTAATCGTGGCTAAGACGCGATTCATCCAATCTAGCTTTGTGAGTGGCGAGCTTAGTCCTTTATTGAAGGGTCGTATCGACCTTGCTCAGTATTATCAGGGTGTGCAGACCGCTAAGAACGTGGTCATTGTCCCTCAAGGTGGGATGAAGCGTCGGCCCGGTACTGAGTATGTGCAGACTGTTATCAACACCCTCTCTCGCAATACTACGGTGCCTACGGTTCCCAATGGCGGGACGGCTGGCAACGTCAATGATGACAACGACACCACGACATCCGTTACGACGGTCGGTATATCCACGACAAACCCGTATGTGGTTTGTAAGTTCGATCTAGGATCTGCCAAGGCGATAGAGTTCTTCGACGTTAGGAACGTGTTTTTGTCTGCTGGCACGTCTGACGAGTTCAAGATTCAGTATTCAACCGATGATGTGACCTATGTTAACGCGGCTAGTGTCCCGTTGCTGGGTATATCCTCGCAGGACTTCCGACTGTTTATAGGCAAAACGGCTAGATACTGGCGCTTGGCTAGGGTTGGAGCGGCGGATCTTACCACCGCTGTAATTACGGTAGGTACAGTTGCGCCGATTGAGCAGACTGCCACGGCATCTAACTTCAAGATGCTGGATTTCAGCGTAGAGGATGCTCGGCACTACCTGTTAGTCGTGACTGAGAACAACATTCGCGTATTCCGCGCACCAAACACTCATGTAGCGGACATCAAGACCACTATCGCGTCCGCTGATGTACCCGAAGTGCGCGCTACGCAGGTCGAAAACGTGACGCTGTTGTTCCAAGAGAACACGATACCGAAGCGATTGATTAACTTGGGCGCTGACACCGAGTGGTTTATCGACGATATACCGTTTAGCAACGTGCCTCAGTTCGATTACAACGATGCTTCTAGCCCCACACCCGTTAGTGATGTGCAGGAAATGACTCTTACGGGCTTTGTTGCCGGTGATAAGTTTCAGATAGACATAGAGGGCGTAACGTCTAAGAACATTACGTTTGCCGGTGACGCTACTGCGGATCAGCAATCGTCTACAGAATTCAATATCCAGCGCAATATCCAAGAAATGCCGGTGATGGGCGAGACGGGCGTTAGTGTTGATCGCACTGCCTCCAACACATACAAAATTACGGTGGGTGGGGAGTCGGCAAAAAACTTTGAGTTGTACTCAGCCTTTGCGTCTACTGGCACTGCAAGCAAGACTATCGCGTTTAACAAAACGCCACCCAGTGGTCAAGACGGTTCTCCGCGCAAAGAGGACATCTGGTCGGCTACCCGAGGTTACCCCAAGACAGCATGTTTCTATGAAGGACGGTTGGTTCTTGGCGGTACTCGGTCTAAGCCACAGTCTTTGTTCTTCTCCAAGTCTGGGTCGTTCTTCGACTTCGATATTGATGACGGTGATGACGATGAGGCCATCTTTGTAACCATCTCGTCTCGTAAACTGAACGACATTGTTGACGTGTTCCCCGGTCGTAACCTGCAGATATTCACATCTGGTGCGGAGTTTGCTGTTACTAGCAGTCCTGTCACGCCATCAAACGCGCAGGTTAAACCACAAACGTCCCACGGTGCGCTAAACGTAGAGACTCAGGACGTAGACGGCTCCACTATCTTTGTGGATCGTAACGGTAAGTCGATTAGAGACTTCGTGTTCTCGTTCAATGAGGACGCATACGTTACACAAGACCTGTCTGTACTCGCCTCTCACCTAATTACACAGCCTGTAGACATGGCTCTGTTGAGTGGTACGCAGAGCGACGATGCTAACTGGGTGTTCTTTGTAAACAATGACGGCAAGGGCGTGATCCTTAACACCCTCCGCGCTCAGGACATTACCGGGTTCACTAGATGGGAGAACACCGGCAGCATTAAGGGCGTGTGTGTTGTAGACGAAGATCTGTACCTCATCACTGAGCGAACCGTTAACAGCGCGACTGTTAAGTTCTTGGAGCGTTGGAACTTCGATTACAAGATGGACGCATCAACCAAGATAGCCCCCACAAGCTCTCAGACTGTCCTTACAGGGCTGGATCATTTAGAGGGGCAGACGGTACAGATTGTTGCTGACGGCGTTGTACTGCAGCCTAGGGCGGTCTCAAGCGGGTCTATAACCCTAGAGTCTAGCGAGACAGGCTATACAAGCGTTGAAGTGGGTCTAAACTTCCCAATCGAACTAAAGCCGATGCCGTTGAACACGAATGTCGGTAGCGGTCAGAACCAGATGCGTTTGAAGCGTGTGGTAAGAATTAACAGCCGTGTGTATGAGTCTTCTGGGGTGTACGTTAACGGTAATGCGGTGCCGATCAGGGCATTCGGGCCTGCACCAGACACCCCATTGGATAACCCGCCAGACGTGTTAACGGGTATCATTGACGATATATACGGTACAGACGGATGGACGAGAGAGGAGGTGCCGGTGTTTACGGTTCCTGACCCCACCCCGTTCCATATACAGATGATTGAATTTGAAGTGGAGAGCAGCTAATGGCAATTTTTACAATTTTAGCGGCTATAGGTGGCGCTATAAAGGGCGCTGGTATTGCCACCGCT